TTTGCAGGGTATCAATTTATGGGATCGTGCCTGGGGCATAGCCATTACATGGCTTAGTCCAGATAGTGATCTTGAGGCTATTAAGAATGCTGCTTTCCTGGCTGATGCAAGTGAGGCTGCAAGAAAAAAGTATATGAGTACACTTGAGGCCAATGATGGTAGGGCTTTTGTATCAATTAACAAAGCCTATACAGATTCTTTAACATCTTTAGGGTTTGACCCTGTATCAAGATCTCGTCTTGGAGTAGCAGAGGTTAGAGCAGCAACATCAATAGACAGACTTTTAGAAAGAAGGCAAAACCGTGCCAAGGCAGAAGAAGTTATATTAGTAGAAGAATATGATATACTAGTAGAGCCTGAAACGGTAATCTATGAAAACGGGGAAACAACAAATAATGAAACAAATAGCAATTAACGATATAGGAACAGCAGCAGATTTTATGGCTGCTATAGATGCATCAATGAAGACATGGACTAACAAGCAGCCTATCTCTGGCACAGTAGTTCAAATTAGTCGTGAAGGTGCTTTAGTAGATATTGGCGATAAGTTAGAAGCCTTTATTCCAAATAAGGAATTAAGCACTAGCATTGAAGTAGGCCAGATAGTAGAAGGAATAGTTTTAAGCAAAAACGAAGAAGGACAATATATTATTTCTCTAAAGGACAATGAAGTAGAAGCCCTTTGGAATGCTCTTCAATTTAAATATGAAACATCTGATCCAATTGTTGGTAAGGTAGTCAAAATTGTCAAGGGTGGTCTAATTGTAGATATTGGAGTTAAGGCATTTTTGCCTGGTTCACTAGTAGATGTAGAAAGAGTTACAGACTTTACAGCATATCTAGGACATGAAGCAGAGTTTCTGATTCACTCAATTGATAAAGAGAAACAGAATATAGTTCTTAATCGCCGTTCACTTGTTGAGCAAATTATTAAAGAAGATAAGCAAATAGAGTTTTCTAAACTAGAAGTAGGACAAGTTCATCAAGGTAAGGTTTCAGGAATAACTGAATACGGAATGTTTGTTGAAATTGGAATGCTTGCAGGTCTTGTACATAAAACCAAGATGGGCGAAAGTACACCTGAATTATTTACAATGCATCAAGAAATAGAAGTTGAAATAATTGATATTGACTTTGACAAGAGCAGATTTTCACTACAGTATAGAGGTTAATTATGTTAACCAAGAACTGGCCACCAACATACCTATCACCTGTAACAGATATTGAATTAGCAAATAGCCGTGGCTATGATGTTATAGATTTTATAGAAACTCTATGTCATCTAACTGAAGATTCTGTTGCTGGTAATACTGGAGAAAAGTTTATTTTAAGAGACTGGCAAAAACAATTGCTCATCAGCCTATATGCTGAAAAAGATAGTGGATTGCTAAAGCACAGAAGAGCACTTATTGGCGTTCCTCGCAAGAATGGTAAGTCCGCACTCATCGCCTCACTTGTTTTGGAACAAATTGTATTAGGCGTAAATGGCGGACAGATCTACTCTGCGGCGGCGGATAAAGAACAAGCCAGAATCATTTTTAAAACAGTAAAGAAGATGATTGAACTAGAACCAGAACTAAGTAATATGCTTCAAGTCTATCAAAACTCCATATATAACCCTATAACAGGATCTGTATATAGAGCACTATCATCTGAATCTTACACAAAAGAAGGTTTAAACTCTACATTTATTGTCATAGATGAAGTCCATGCACAGCCAAATAGAGAGTTATATGATGTATTATCCTTATCTATGGGTGCTAGAACTGAGCCAATGTTGGTAGGTATTACCACAGCAGGCTCTAAATATGACTCTACAGGTAAAGAATCTTTGTGCTACACTATGTATCAAAGAGGTATTCAGATAGCAAAAGGCGAAGTTGAAGATCCTTCTTTCTTTTTTGCCTGGTATCAGGGTGATGAAAAACTAAATTACAAAGATGAATTGAATTGGATTATGGCAAACCCATCATTAAATGATATTCTAAGTATAGAAGATATGAAGTCTGCATCTTTGCTAACTCCACAAAATGAGTTTATGACAAAGAGACTTAATCTCTGGACAAGTAATACTGAATCTTGGATACCTTCTGATTTATGGGATAGTTTGATCTTAAAGAATAGAAAGATTATTCCTGGAGAAGACTGTATCATAGGTTTTGATGGTTCTTTTTCTGGAGATACTACAGCAATTGTAGGATGGTTCTTAGGAGATGAGAAACCACATGTAAGAGTTTTAGGAGTTTGGGAACTACCAGATGTAGATCCAGACCCTATGTGGCATGTAAATGTTGCAGAAGTAGAACAAACAATTATTGATGCCTGTAGAGATATGGGAGTAAATGTTTTAGAAGTTGTGTTTGACCCATCTAGATGGCAACGCACAATGATGATTTTAGAAGAACAGGGGCTACCTATTATTAGTTATCCTAATACAGCAGAGCGTATGGTTCCAGCAACTCAACGCTTTTATGAGGCGGTAGTTAATCAGTCCTTTACTCATGATGGAGATGAAGTACTGAATAGACATATAGCAAACTGTGTAACTAAGACTTCAAGTAGGGGTATTATGGTTTCAAAGAGCACAAATAAGAAGAAGATTGACGCAGCAGTTGCTTCTATATTTTCTTTTGATCGTGCAATGGCACCAAAACCTAAAAAGCCTGTAGCAAGATTCTATTCAATATAAAGGAGAAAAATGAAAAAACCTAAAGTAGATATGACCATAGTAACAGAAGTTGTTGGATTAGGTCTTGTAGGATATGGACTATTCTTAGTTCTACCTGCGCTTTCATTCATTGTTGTAGGGGCATTTTTAATTTGGGTAACGGAGAAGGAATAATATGTCAACTGCAGGTGTTTATAATTTTACCTTGGACCAAGGATCAGTGTTTTATATAAACCTAGTCTATAACAATCCTGATGGAACTCCAATTAATTTAACTGGCATGACTGCCAGAATGCAAGTTGCTCGTAGTTTTACAGCCGTTAAAGATTTAACTTTGAGTTCTCCAAGCAACGGAATAGTAATAACACCGTTAACAGCAAACATTGCAGTTACAATTACTGATGAACAAACAGCATTACTAGGTTCTGGATTTTATGTCTATGATTTAGAACTTGATAATGCAGGGGTTATAGATCGTATTATTCAAGGAACCATTACAGTATCTCCACAGGTAACAGTGTGACAAGTATGATACAATGGATAGTTTATCAAAATATTAAGGAGAAGAAATGACCCCAGTACAACCACCTAATGAGATAGTAATAACTTCTCCTGGTCCCCAAGGTGTTCAAGGTGCAAGTGGTCCGTCAGGACCATCTGGCCCTGCAGGTGCAGGTGCCACAGGCGTTACAGGTGCCACAGGTGCCACAGGTCCTACAGGACCTTCAGGTGCTTCAGGTGCTGGAGCAACAGGCGCAACTGGCGCAACAGGAGACACAGGCCCAACAGGGCCTACAGGTGTAACTGGAGATGTAGGTTCTACTGGAGTTACAGGAGACACAGGAGTCACTGGAGATATTGGCCCAACGGGCCCAACAGGTGATATAGGTGTCACAGGGCCTACAGGCCCAACAGGAGACACTGGAGTTACAGGAGATATTGGCCCAACGGGCCCAACAGGAGTTACTGGAGACACAGGCCCTACAGGGCCTACAGGTGTTACTGGTGATACAGGTGTTACTGGTGATACAGGCCCAACGGGCCCAACAGGAGTCACTGGAGACACAGGGCCTACAGGCCCAACAGGAGACATTGGTCCCACTGGTATTACAGGAGATACAGGCCCAACGGGCCCAACTGGTGTAACTGGTGATACAGGTTCTACAGGAGTCACAGGAGATACAGGCCCAACGGGCCCAACAGGAGCGTCAGGTGCCACAGGTGCGACGGGACCTACAGGAGCAACAGGAACTTCAGGAGCAGACGGAGATAGATATGCTACAACATCTACAAGTTCAGTAGCAATTGGAAGCGGTACTAAATCATTTACTCTGGCAGATATAAATGTAGACTATACAATTGGACAAACAGTTATAGTTGCATTTGATATAAATAATTCTATGACTGGAGATGTAACAAATTACAATTCAGGAACAGGTGTTTTAACATTTACAGTATCTACCTTTGTTGGTAGTGGTACATATGCATCTTGGCAAGTAAATCTTGCAGGTTCAGTTGGTATTGCTGGTGCTACAGGCGCTACTGGTCCAACAGGGGCCACTGGCGTTACAGGCCCAACTGGTGTCACAGGAGTAACTGGTGATATAGGTGCAACTGGAGATACAGGCCCTACAGGCCCAACAGGTAATACTGGACCAACAGGTCCTACAGGTGTTACAGGTATTACAGGACCTACGGGTCCAACAGGAGATATAGGTGTAACAGGAGATACTGGACCAACTGGTCCAACAGGTGTCACTGGCGACACAGGTCCTACAGGACCAACAGGCGTTACAGGTGATGCAGGTGTCACAGGTGACATAGGACCTACAGGTCCAACAGGAGTTACAGGCGATACTGGACCTACAGGTCCAACAGGCTCAACAGGAGTCACTGGAGATACTGGAGTCACAGGAGACACAGGTCCTACAGGACCCACAGGTGTTACTGGTGATACTGGTCCTACAGGACCAACAGGAGTTACTGGTGACACTGGTCCCACAGGACCAACAGGAGTCACAGGAGATACAGGACCAACAGGAGTTACAGGCGATACTGGACCTACAGGTCCTACTGGCGTAACTGGCGATACTGGGCCTACTGGAGTTACAGGCGATATTGGTCCTACAGGACCCACAGGTGTAACTGGAGATACAGGCCCAACGGGCCCAACAGGTGTAACAGGAGACACTGGAGCCACAGGAGTTACTGGTGACACAGGGCCTACAGGCCCAACAGGAGTTACAGGTGATACTGGTCCTACTGGTGTAACTGGAGATATTGGCCCTACAGGGCCTACAGGTGTAACAGGAGACACTGGACCAACAGGTCCTACAGGGGTCACTGGAGACACAGGAGCAACTGGTGTAACTGGAGATATTGGTCCTACAGGAGTAACTGGAGATACTGGTCCTACAGGACCTACTGGTGTAACTGGTGATACAGGACCTACAGGCCCAACGGGCCCTACAGGTGATCAAGGTTTAACTGGACCACCAGGACCAACAGGATTTACTGGTGATACAGGCCCTACAGGGCCTACTGGTGTCACAGGTCCTACAGGTCCTACAGGAAGCACTGGTCCTACAGGTTTAACTGGACCAAGCGGAACACCTGCTTTATGGAATTTTACAGGGGCTTACAGTGGTGGGGCATCATATGCCATTGGAGACATAGCAACTTATGATGGATCAACTTGGTATCGTACTGATGCACATGGTGGAAATGTTGGAGATACTCCTTCATTAGTATCACCATATTGGACAGTCATTGCATTAGAAGGTGACATAGGACCTACAGGTTCCACTGGTGTAACTGGTAATACTGGGCCTACAGGCCCAACAGGTGTTACAGGTAATACAGGTCCTACAGGACCTACTGGTGTAACTGGAAATGTAGGAGTTACTGGTGACACTGGTCCTACAGGACCAACAGGAGTTACTGGTGACACTGGTCCTACAGGACCAACAGGAGTCACAGGAGATATTGGACCTACAGGTGTTACAGGAATCACAGGTGATACTGGTCCTACAGGACCAACAGGAGTAACAGGAAACACAGGTCCTACAGGACCTACAGGTGTTACAGGTACTGCTGGGTTTAGCGTTCTTAATGGAATCATTGACCCAACAACTGAAGGTGTCAATGGTGACTTTTATATAAATACTGTAACTAATCAAATCTTTGGTCCAAAGGCTGCAGGATCGTGGCCTTCTGGAGTTAACATTGTTGGACCTACGGGACCTACAGGTGTAACTGGACCTACTGGTAATACTGGTCCTACAGGACCAACAGGAGTTACTGGAGATGCAGGTGTTACAGGACCAACAGGGGCCACAGGCCCAACTGGTATTGGTACAACAGGAGCCACAGGACCTACTGGACCTACTGGAGTTACTGGAGTTGCTGGTTTTAGTGTTCTTAACGGAAGCGTTGATCCAACAACACAAGGCGTTAATGGCGACTTCTACATTAACACTACTAGCAATCAAATCTTTGGACCTAAAGCAGGAGGTACATGGCCTGCTGGAGTAAATCTTATAGGACCTACAGGGGCCACAGGCCCAACAGGAGTAACTGGTGCTACAGGACCTACTGGAGTAGGCACCACAGGTGCTACAGGACCTACAGGAGTAGGCACCACAGGTGCTACAGGTCCTACAGGAGTAGGCACCACAGGTGCTACAGGTCCTACAGGAGTAGGCACCACAGGTGCTACAGGTCCAACTGGACCTACAGGTGTTACAGGGGCCACAGGCCCTACAGGAGCAACAGGTGCTGGTGCACAAGTCACACTTAATGCACAAACTGCAACATATACTGCAGTATTAACTGATGCTGGTAAATTAGTAACAATGTCAAATGCTTCTGCTAACAATTTTCAAATACCAACAGATGCAAATGTTGCTTTTGCAACAGGAACAATTATAAATGTTCAGCAAATTGGAGCGGGACAAACAACTATAGTAGCAGTAACCCCAGGAACAACAACAATAACTTCAGTTGGTGCAACTGCTGCTTCTCCTAAATTAAGAGCACAATATTCACTAGCATCTTGTATTAAGACTGCAGCAAATACTTGGACTGTTGTAGGAGATATTGCCTAATGCTTATCCTTGGTAGTGTAGCCTCAAGTTTTAGAGTACCAGCAGCAGCGCAATTTATTGCAGTTTCTACTGTAAATGCTCCTCGTGTTCAAGTATATCCATGGTCATCATCAGGGTTTGGAACAAAACTTTCTAATCCAGCATATAGCATTCCAAATACTGCTTATGGAGTTGCTTGGAGAGCACAAAGAGATGCTATTGCCACAATTGGCCGTGATACTGCATTTATTAGGGCTTTCGCATTTTCAGAATCTACAGGGTTTGGCAGTAAGTATGCAGATCCAGGAAGTGGTATTGGAGGCTTTGGATATGGTGTTGCTTGGAATCCTGATGGAAATGCTATTGGTGCTGGATATAATGATTCAAATGGAAACGCTGCTTGGGCTTGGTCATCAGGTTTTGGAAGTAAATATGCACAACCAGCAACAAGAATTGAAGGAAGTGGTAAAGGGGTAGAATGGTCAGCAAATGGTGCAAGTATTGGTTTTGCTAGTTCCGTATCACCTCGCATCCAAGCATATCCTTGGTCATCAGGGTTTGGAACTAAGTACGCAGATCCAGCAACTTTACCTACAGGTGGAGGAAGAGATATTGCTTTTCGTGGAAATACTGATATTATTATTGCAAATACAGGAGGAACTACTCCTAACATGAGTGCTTATCCTTGGAGTCCAGGTTTTGGTACTAAATATGCAAACCCAGGAACGATACCAGGTGGTAATGGTTATGGATGTGATTTTAGTCCTTCTGGTGCTGATGTAGCACTTGCAATAGGTGCCTCACCTAAAGTTATGGCTTATCCATTTTCAGGATCAGGTTTTGGTACTAAGTATGCAGACCCAGGAACATTACCTCTAGGTTTTCGTGCACAGGGTGTTGCTTTTAACGCAACAAGTAATGCTATTGCTGTTGGTTCCTTTGACTCACCATTTATAACAGCATATCCTTGGACTTCAGGAACAGGTTTTGGTAGTAAGTTTTCAAATCCAGCAACGCTACCTCCAAGTGAAGTTCTTACAGTAGCGTTTCTTTAAAATATAAAAAGGAGAATAAAATGACAGAAGAAGTACAACTAACAGCAAGACAACTGCGCCAAAGAGAAGTAGATGCTTATCAAGCAAATATTAATGCTTATACAGCACTACTTGTTACACTTGATGGTAATTGGGATGCAGATCTAGTACATCTAAAGGATGTTCCAGGTCAAGAAGGTGCTCGTCAATGTCCAATGGATAGACTAGAGCGCTTTGCAGTTCTACAACAGTTTGAACAAGTAAGTAACTTACTTAAGACTGAAACTGTAGAATGTGCTAAAGCAAGAGCAATACTTAATATTCTTCCAGAATAATAATAATTAGGAGAAAAGGTAAATTATGAGTCTTTCTAAAAGATTGAGGGCATCTGAAGAGGCCAGAGATATGAACAGTCAATATATACTTCCATTGATTCCACCTCGCCCTTTGTTTGGCGTTGCTAACACTGGTACATATGTTGATACAGAGTCTGCTATTCGCACATCTACAGTTTACTCTTGCGTAAGACTTCTTGGAGATACCATTTCTTCATTACCAATGGGTGCATATGTACGCAGAGGAAGAAATCGTCTTTCATATGCATCAGTATATACAGAACAACCAGCATGGATTAATAAGCCAAACCCAGAATCAACAAGACTAGAATTTATTGAGCAAGTAATTACTTCTATGCATCTACATGGTAATGCATTTATTTTGACGGTAAGAGATGATAACAACGAAGTAACAGAACTATATGTACTAAACCCAAATGAAGTAAGAATTGAAAGACCTGTCCCAGGAGAACCACTTGTCTATAGAGTTAAAGATATAGATAATGCTCTATATGATCAAATTTTAACAAGTAATGAAGTTCTTCATATTCCACTATTTAGAATGCCAGGATCATACTATGGCTTAAGCCCAATTGGTGCTTGCCGTATGTCTGTTGGTATTGCACAGGCTTCTGATACATATGCTGCATCATACTTTGGTAATGCTTCTAATCCTGGCGGAGTTATTGAAGTTGCAGGAGAATTAAACGCAGAACAAGCAGGAGATATTGCTCGTAACTGGCAAGAATCACATGCTGGTCCATACATGTCTGGTAAAGTTGGTATTCTTTCTGGTGGTGCTGCATTTAAACCACTTCAACTAAACGCCGCAGACGCACAATTAATTGAGGTCAGACGCTTCAATGTGGAAGACATTGCAAGAATATTCCGTGTCCCACTATCACTTCTAGGTCATCCTACACAAGGAGCAATGTCCTATGCATCAGTTGAAGCACAGAACCTT